ATATGAAGAAGAATGGCAACGCGCGTCCGAAGAAGACAGGCCGCGTTCCAGCTTCTACGCGATACCTGAGAGGGGAGTTATTTAATGGCTCACGCAACAGGCAAATACGCAAGAGCGATATCGGACAGAAGCGGAAGAGAATTTCCCTACAAGGAAATGATCAAGGAATGGAACGGATCACTTGTCCATTCATCGGAATTCGAGGCGAAGCATCCTCAACTGGAGAGAAGCAAGCATACGTCCGACGCGCAAAGCCTGAAGAACTCCCGTCCCGCGAGAAAAGAGCCAATGACTGTTTTTGTGGGTAAACAAGGATTTTTTGATCATAATGATACAATGCAGGTGGAAAAAAACAAGGCTCCCATTGTTGGAACATCGGTTGGAATAGTAACAGTGAGCACGTCATGACAACATATGCAGAATTAACAACACAGATTTTAAATTACACGGAAGTCAGCACCGATGTGCTGACATCAACTATTACGGATGATTTTATTGAGCATACGGAAAACCGTTTGTTAAGGGACTTGGATCTTGATGCATTTAAGTCACATCAAAATTCAACACTAACGGCAGACAGTCCATTTCTGTCATTGCCTGGCGGAACGACACCGGAGCCAACATCTCTGGCGACAATACGAACGGTCATGATCTATGCTTCAACTTCCTCCGCGAGGGATTTTTTGGAGCAACGCGATGTAAGTTTCATGAATGAATATTGGCCAATACGAACATCCACAGGAACACCAAAGTACTGGGCATGGTGGGACGAGAATACAATTTATCTTGCGCCAACGCCAGATTCAGCGTATAACGTAGAATTAGGAATTACGAGATTACCAACAAGACTATCCAGTTCCAATACAACCTCATGGTTGGGAAACAATGCTCCAGTGGCATTGCTTTATGGATGCCTTGCAGAAGCCTTCAAATTCTTGAAGGGACCAGCGGAAATGCTGCAATTATATGAACAATCATATCAACGGGCTATTCAGGAGTTGATGATAGAGCAACAGGGAAGGCACCGAAGAGATGAATATATGCACGGGGCGCTGCGAACGCCTTTGCAATCACATAATCCATAGGAGGATATAAAATGGCAATAACTCAAGCTGTTTGCACAAGCTTTAAACAGGAATTGCTCGTTGGAACGCATAACTTTACAGCGACTACGGGCGATACGTTTAAAATTGCATTGTATTCAAGTTCAGCTACTCTAAGTGCTTCAACAACTGCTTATTCCAGCTCAAATGAAGTTTCTGCTTCAGGAACCTATACGGCTGGAGGTGGATCATTGACAAATGTGACACCGACAACAAGTGGAACAACCGCCCTTACTGATTTTTCTGATATATCATTCACGTCAGCGACAATCACGGCAAGAGGAGCATTGATCTACAATAGTTCTGATTCAGACAAAGCGGCTGTTGTATTGGACTTTGGTGGCGACAAGACGTCAACAAGCGGAACGTTTACAATTCAATTTCCAGCAGCAGATGCAAGTAACGCTATATTACGATTAGCGTAGGGGATAAAATATGGCTTTAAAGCTAAATGATAGAGTCAAGGAAACATCGACAACGACCGGAACCGGTACGCTTAATTTAAGTGGCGCCGTTTCGGGATTCGAGACATTTGTTGCAGGTATCGCTGACGGTAACACAACATACTATGCCATTGTTAATCGTGACGAAGATGAATGGGAGACTGGTCTTGGAACCGTAACCGATGCGTCTACGGACACATTGGCAAGAACAACGGTTATTTCAAGTTCAAATAGCGATTCCGCTGTTGATTTCAGTGCTGGCACGAAGGATGTATTTTGCACCTTGCCGGCAAGCAAGGTACCATTTCTCGATGCAAGCAATGACTTGATTCTTGGAACAGGTGCGGCGGGAGTTGACTATTCCCTAAAGTTTGACGGGGAAACGAGTGATGGTGTCATTACATGGATGGAGGACGAGGACTCCTTCAAGGTTGAAGATGATCTTGTCATGGACAGTTCCAAAAGACTGTATCTTTATGATGAAGGTGGAGAATACATTTACGGTGACGGAACGGATTTATATCTAACTTCCGGAGCTGATATCAACATACCTGCCAATATCGGCATGACCTTTGGCAATGACGGAGAGAAGATTGAAGGTGACGGCACGGATTTAACCATCAGTGGAAATAACATTAATTTAACGGCTACTGCGGATGTAGTTATTCCAGCCAATGTAGGAATTACTTTTGGCACGGGAGAAAAGATTGAAGGGGACAGTACAAATTTAACTATCACCTCTGGCGCTGATATTGCGTTAACAGCTACTTCAGATATCAATGTTCCAGCAGATGTTGGAATGACATTTGGTGATGATGGAGAGAAGATTGAAGGAGATGGTACTGATTTAACTATTAGTGGTAATAATATTAAATTAACAGCAACTGCGGATGTTGTCATTCCGGCGGATGTTGGTATTACATTTGGTACAGGAGAAAAGATTGAAGGGAATAACACGGATTTAACGGTTACATCAGGCGCTGACATTAACTTGACGGCAACTTCGGATGTGAACATACCGTCTGACGTTGGAGTTACTTTTGGCAATGATGGAGAGAAAATAGAAGGCGATGGAACGGATTTAACCATTAGTGGGAATAATATTAACTTGACCGCAGTTGCGGATGTTAACATACCGTCCGGCGTTGGAGTTACATTTGCTACAACAGAAAAAATTGAATCAGACGGAACTGACCTGTCAATTACGGTTGGTAGTGGTGGTGATATTAACATTGGATCTGACATTGGTTTAACATTCGGTAATGACGGTGAAAAGATTGAAGGAGACGGCACGGATTTAACGATCGCTGGCAATAACATTAATTTGACAGCCGTCGCGGATGTTGTAATACCAGCCAATGTAGGAATTACTTTTGGAACAGGTGAAAAAATTGAAGGCGACAGTACAAACTTAACCATTACATCCGGCGCGGACATTGCACTGACAGCAACAAATGATGTTAATTTACCCAATAACGTTGGAATGGTATTCGGTGATGATGGCGAAAAGATTGAAGGTGATGGAACGGACTTAACAATTGCTTCAAGTGGAGTCTTGAATCTTGCGGCAGGTGGTTCAACAAATCAAATCAAGGTTACTGATGGAGCAATTCTGCCAATCACGGATGATGACGTGGATTTGGGTAGTGCATCCTATCAATTCAAGAACGCTTACTTTGACGGTACACTGGAAGCGGATGCAATAACAATAGGCGGAACGGCAGTCACGGCAGGAGGAGCTTCAGCAGGCTTCGCCTTAGCAATGGCCGTTGCCCTTTAGTATAGGAGGATAAATGGCACAGGATTTTCGGAATGTAGTAGCAAGGTCACAGGGAACCACGGCAGCAGGTATTTTGACTGCGGGTAACTATGACGCAGTTATCGGTATTCGTGTGTGCAACATTCTCACAACAACAGTAAAAGTGGATATTTATGTGGTAAGGAGTACGGCAAATTACTACCTATGCAAAAATACCCCCATCCCTCCGGGAGGCTCAATCGAGCTGATTCAAGGGGGAGCGAAAGTAGTGTTGGTTAGTGGTGATGTTTTGACGCACGATTGCGATACGGCTAATGGAATCGACCTTTGGGTAAGCTACATTGACACGATAAGCGAATAGGAGGATTTATGAGTGAAGTGGCAACAATTAACGGAATACAGTACATTGGGACAACGGCTCCCAATGAAGCTATTCTGCACCATGCGGCAAGCATGGATGCAAGCCAGACAATTGAGTCCGCCGTGCTGGCAGGCCCGGTGACGTTCACGTCAACGGTAACAATAACGGGTAACGTGGTAATAGTATAATGGGAACGATACAGATAGACGGCTCAACGCCAAAACTGACAATAGGAAACGCAACAGCGGAGGATGCAACTATTCTCTTTGACGGCAACGCACAGGACTTCTACATCGCACTTGATGATTCTGCGGATGACCTTCTGATTGGACTTGGTTCAACGGTAGGTACAACGCCCGCCATTGCCATAGACGAGAATTTAAAGGTTAACATTCCAGTTACAACAGCTTCCACAAGTGCTTCCACGGGAAGCCTGACGACAGGTGGCGGTGCGGGAATTGGAGCAGACCTATACGTTGGTGATGATGTTTATCTAATAACTGACTCGGCTGTACTGGGTTTTGGTGCTGATAAGGACACAACCCTTACACACACGGATGGAACAGGACTAACACTTAACTCAACTAATAAAATTTGTTTTAATGATGCTTCTCAATTTATACAAGGTTCTAGCAATGCAATCTTAGCATTAGGGGCAACTGACGAGATTGACTTGACTGCTACGGCAGTTGACTTGAATGGTACTCTTGATGTAAGTGGAACAGGAACAGTAAATGGTGTTTTTGAAGCAAAAGGCGGAGTAATATTTAATGAAGGTTCCGCTGACGTGGATTTCAGGGTTGAATCAAATGGTGAAACTGACATGATTATGGCAGACGGT